CTGGCACAGATTGGGGTTTTCCTTTTGGTCATGCGCTATCCGCTGTTCACTATCAAGCGGGTTACTCAGGCTCTACGGCATGGTCAATCTACGAAGCCCAATACAGCGTGCAGGCGACAATGGCTAGTAGTCGCCTCAAATCAAATCCTGTTATGCGCCGCCATTGCGCCTAACGCAAACCGTTAGCGGGCTACTTCCGCGACCCTGCAGGATTGATAGGATGAGTTTTGATTTTGGTCTCTTTACCCCCTTGACAAACCTAGAGATAGGTTTGTATGATTAGTCATAATCAAAAACAAGGAGAAAACAGATGAACGAAAAACTTACAACCCCCCAGTTAGTCCGCGAATATGCCCTCAACCAGGCCAAGGCGAATCGCAAACCCGAAACCGTTGAAATTATGAAGGCTTACGAAGTCGCCGCTGGACAGGCCGCCCGCTATATGTTCCCTGCTGATTTCGATGGCTTGAAGGTTCGTTTTTCAACCTACAAAAATTCAGTCAATCCAGTTTTCGAGCATGTTTTTCATGCGATTGCGGAGATGATGTAATGGAAACCGAAGCCCGCGCGCGCGTTGAAAATATCCCAGAGTTGGCTATTTATTCTGATGTTATTTTCTACGATTGGCCGAACTTGGATGAACACATGGAATGGATTGCATCGGCCCCAGTGAACGAAATTATTGATTGGGCTGAAACCGTAGAAGGCTATTCGCGCAAAAAAGCGGCGTCCGCTCTCGGTTCTAAAACTAGTGATCGCAAGGCGAAATCCAGCGCAGAGAATGGTAAAAAGGGTGGGCGTCCCCGCAAAGACGCCCGCTAACGTTGCGTTCACCGGACTGGCCGCCAGCGGCTCGCAGTCCGATGATAATTCTAAGGCGGCCAGCCAGTAACGCAAACCGTTCTGCGGATTCGCCCAGGAAGGTGTTAAGTGTCAGACATTGAACTTTTTGAAAACTCCGCAAAAGAATATCTCCGCGAAGCAAAAGACGCACTCGATAACGGCGATTGCGATTTGTGCATTATGTTTTTGGATATGGCACGAGATGAAATACTTGGCATGGTAGATGCCGTCCAAACGGGTGCAGTAGAAAAACCTTAAAGAAAATGTACTCCCGTCACATACCCCCCTATTTACCACTCTGCGAGCTGGAGCATATAAAAGACTCGGGCTGAAAATTTCGCCCCTGTTTACTGAAATTGATAGTAAATTGGTCAGAGTGGCGTATTGTATAAGCGCCTATGTCGTCGTAAAATCAAATTGAAGTTTGCGGGCCGCAGTTGTGTGGCCAACATCGGAGATGAGCGACCGATACAACCTACCTGGTTGTATCGGTCGTTTGTCTTTAACCCATAAGGAGCGCACTATGAAAAACCCTATCCGTAGAAGGCTGGCAACTGCCTGCATCGTAATCAGCATTCTCGTCCTGTTCAGTTTGGCGTTTACTGGCCTGCCGAGGAATACGGTTCCCACTGATCCACTGGAAGACGCACTGAACACATTGAAGTCCCTGGGCGGGTTTGCCGCGCTGGTGCCCGTGCTGATCTCGCTGGGAAAAGTTGCCGGCGTGGTTCAGGATGGCACCAGTCAGAACTGGATGACGGGATTGAATCTGGTGGCATTGGTCTGTATTTTCATCGCCAAGGCGCTGGGATACGTGGACCTGATCCCGGTTGTGGATGGGCAGGCCGGCGTGATCTCGCAGTTGCTGACGGCTGTCCTGATGTTCTCCGGGCAGATTGGTATCTCGAAGTTGACGTACCAAGGCCTGCGCACTTCCCTCCTGGGCTTTAGTTTCAATCCAGCCGAGTAATATTATGCCAACCGTGCCAGTCTCAGTTTGGGATCAGGTCGCAGTTGTAGTTATATTTGCGTTTCTCTTGGGCGGGCTGGGATGGCTGTTGGCGCGAATATTTACAGCTGCGATTGCGGATGTCAACCGGCATTATGCTCAGGTGATCAAGGATACCAATGATCAGTGGCAGAGGTATTTCGATGCCAGGTCGGAGAGTAACAAGATGGTCAATGAGCAAATGCTAATAGGCTTCCGAGAGCTCACCAATATCGTGCGTAAGTTGGCTGATGATTTCGAGTCGCATGATCAGATGGAACGCCAGGCGCTTGACGAGATGACGGATCGGCGCCGATTGGGAAAGACTTAGATGCCCGTCGGCGCAATGCGGATATGTGCGCATCCTGGATGTGGTGAACTGGTAAGTAGTGGCCGTTGTGCCAGGCATCGAAAGGCGCAGGATGCGCACATCCCTGAGCGTCAACGTTTGTACGATCGACGTTGGCGCGAGATACGCAAGGCACACCTCGCGCAATATCCGTGGTGCGCTCGGTGCCTGGCGCTGGGCATATTCAAGGCGGCTACTCAGGTGCATCATGTTGAGCGGCATGAGGGAGATCCTGTGAGGTTTTATCAGGGTCCCTTTGAGTCTTTATGTGATTCGTGCCACTCTAGGGAGACTGCGCTTGAGGTTGGTTGGGCGCATACTCCCCCCGGTTAAAAATGTTTCGGTGGGGTATGTATAGCGCATGGGGTAGAGGATGCGCGACAAAGTCCCCGATGAGCGCCGTTATTCGGCCAGGCCCAGCCACCCAGGGACGTATGTTCATCGACGGGGCGCGCCGGTTTTGGGATGAGAGTCGGAAGGAGAATCTAGTGCCAACGCGGGTTGTTTCTGCGGAAACGATGGAAATTGGAAAAAAGGGGGGCGGCAAGCATTGGACAAAATCCCAGGTGGACGCGCGCCAGGATGCGGCGGAGTCGCTGAAGCGTAAAACGAAGGTCCGCCTGAAGGCCCCAGCATGGCTCTCGGCGGATGCCCTGATTGTCTGGAAGCAGACGCTGAAGCAGGTGAAGGGATTGGATATCCTGGACAACATCGATGCGACGCTGCTGGCGGTGTACTGCGACACGATCATCAAGTACGGCCAGTTGAGCGGCCCGCGCGTGGATGAGACGGGTAAGCCGGAAGAGTTGAACAGCGAAGGCGTGAAAGCCCTCCAGGCCTACGCCAGGCTTTTGGCGCAACTGACCGATAAGTTGGGATTCAGCCCGGCGGCGCGCGCCAGGTTGGTTAAGAAAAAGGCCGATGAAACATTGGACAGTTTTGGAAAGGAATTCGACTGATGCACGTTTGTGAAGCGTACGCGCTCGATGTGGTGGCGGGACGAAGGGTGGCGGGCAAACCTGAAATCCAGGCTTGCCAGCGACACCTGGATGACCTGGTCAGACAGGCGGACCCGGCTTACCCGTGGATGTTTGACGAGAGCAAAGCGGATAAGATTTATCGCTGGTTTAGTTATTGCAAGCACGTCGAAGGCCCGCTGGCCGGGCAGCCGATTGAACTGATGCCCTTCCAGCAGTTTGACCTGGGCTGTATTTTCGGCTGGGTCAGCAAGGAGAGCGGCTATCGCCGCTTCAAAAAAGCCTACATTCAGGAGGCTCGCAAGAACGGCAAGACCGCGACTTTAGCCGCAGTGACGTTGTTTATGATGGTCGGAGATGGGGAGGAGAGTCCCGCCGTGTATTGCGCGGCGGTGGATAAAAAGCAGGCCCGCATCATGTACCGGGCGGCCTGGTCAATGGCCTTGAAAAGCCCGGACATTCGCAAGCGGCTGCGCATCCATCGCGCTCAGATCAGCCATATAACACGTGGCGGAGAATTGGAGGCCTTTAGTCGTGAGACAAAAAATAAGGACGGATTTTCCCCGTCTCTATACGTACTTGACGAATTTCACGCCCACCCCACCAGCGAGATTTATGATCTGCTTTCCAGCGCCAAAGGCCAGCGCGCCCAACCACTTGGCTTCGTCATCACCACGGCGGGCACCAACGTGGAGAGTCCCTGTCACAAAGAGTACGAATATTGCAAGCACATCCTGGCGGAACCCAGCCTGAACGACCGGTACTTCGTCTCCATTCGAGAAATGGACGAGGGGGACGATGAGCATAACCCGCTCAACTGGGGCAAGAGCAACCCGCTGCGCGTGGCCATGACCCTGAGCATGGAGGAGTTGCGCGAGCAGCATAACGAAGCCTTCGGCAGCGGTGACCCGGAAAAAATCCGCACGTTTCGCGTCAAAAACCTGAACCAGTGGGTGCAGGGTACGGAAGATAATTTTATGAGCCATTATATGGACAAATGGAACGACATCGCCCTGGAGCGGGCTGATTTCCTGGCTCTGACGCGCGGTATGTTGTGCAATGTGGGCGTCGATCTCTCCAAAAAAATCGACTTGACGGCGGTGGGCCTGGTCTTTGCGCTGGATCAGAACCGCATTGGCGTATGTGCGCATGGATTTATCCCGCAGGAAGCCGTTGAGCGCCACAAGAAAACCGACAAAATCCCTTACGATATGTGGGCCAAGGCCGGGTGGCTGACGATTACGCCCGGGAATGTGACCGATTTTTCAAAGGTGCAGGCCTATATTCAGGATGTGGAGTTGGAATACGGCTGGCGCGTGCATGAGCTCGGCTATGATCCTTACGCAGCCACCCACTTTGCCACCGAGATGATGCAGGACGGTTATACCTGCATCGAAATCCGGCAAGGGATGAAGACGCTCAGCGAACCGACCAAACTCTTTCGGGAACTGGTGGCCAGCGGGCAACTGGTGCATGACGGATCGCCGCTGCTGCGCTGGTGCGTGGCCAACGCCATGCAGGTGACGGACAAGCAGGAAAACTTGATGCTGAGCAAGAAGAACGCCGGGGACACCAAGCGCATTGACCTGCTGGCTGCTATCATCGATGCGGTAGTGCGCATCCAGAGTTTGCGCGGGGCGCAGGATTTCGACGCTTACGTCAAGTCGGATGGGTATAGTTTCTAACAAAAAGTGACAGCCCCCCTCAAGGTGACTGTCACTTTCCCAGGGTTGATACTTGCCTTTTCTGGGTTATTGTTGTAAGATGGAACTGAAGTTCTAGCAGGCCGCAAATGTGTGGCCGCCGTCCGAGATGAGCGCCGGGCATTCCCGCAAGGGAGTGCCTGGCGCTTTTTGCATTTCCAGCCTATGCCCTCAATCATCCGCTCTTTTTTCCTGAAAATCGCCAAAATCCTGCGGCAATTGCTCCTTTTTACCGATGATGTCCTGGTTTTGGCCGGGCTGCTCATCATCCTTTGGAGCAATTTTCGCGTTAACGAGTTCTTCGGCTGGTACTCCACCGGCCTGTTGCTGGTCGTTTGCGGGCTGTTTGCGGCCCGGTTGATCGGTCGGAGCAAGGTCAAATGATTGTCCAGAACTTGCTCGAAGCGCGCTCCGGCGAAAGTGTTATCTCCAGTTGGCTGTCTGGCATGGATGATTACCTGACGACCAACAGCGGGGAGAACGTTACCCAGAGTTCTGCGATGACTCTCAGCGCCTGGTTCGACAGCGTCAACATTCTTTGTGACGATTTAGCGAAGTTGCCCCGGCACGTCTTCAAGCGCAGCGGCTCGGATGACCGCCAGCCGGACTACAACCACCCGGCCTACTGGCTGCTGGCCAAACAACCCAACCCGCATATGAACCCACTCAGCCTGTTTCGCCTGCTGGAGAACAAGCGCATCAATTGGGGAAACGCATACACGTACGTGGAGACCGACTTCAACGGTTACCCCACGGCGCTCTACCCGCTGCCTCCCGAATACGTGCTGCCCTACATCGACGACCAGGGCGAACTCTGGTACGTGCTCTCGGTGCCTGGTATCGCGCTGCGCAAACTGCCTAGCGCGGATGTCATCCACGTTAAGGGCTTTTCGGATGACGGCCTTGTGGGCAATTCGTACCTGGGCTATGCCCGCCACGCCCTGGGTTCCGGTTTATCCGAACAAAAGTTCGAGGGCAACTTTTACGCGCACGGCCTGAAACTGGGCGGCATTCTCGAAACGCCTTCCAAGTTGGGCCCGGATGAGAAAGACAAGGTGCGCCGCGAGTTCGAGAAGACCACCGCGGGCCTCAGCAACATGCACAAAATCGCCGTGCTCGACCTCGGCCAGAAGTTCACCGCGCTCAACATGCCCATCAAAGACGCCATGTTCATCGAGACCAAGGCCGCCAACATTGCGGACATCGCCCGCTTCCTGAAGATGCCGCTGCACAAACTGGGCGAAGGCAAGCAAAGTTACGCATCCAACGAACAGGCCAACCTGGACTATCTCTCCACCACCCTCGACCCGATCCTGGTGCAGTACGAACAGGAACTGGATCTGAAACTTTTTTCAGGGCGCGAGCAAAAGAAGTATTACGCGCGCTTCAACCGCGCCGCCTTGCTGCGCACCGACCTGGCCGCCCAGCGCGCCTTCCTGGAAGGCATGGTCCAGAACGGCATTTACACCCAAAACGAAGCCCGCGCCTACCTGGAGTTGAACCGCTACCAGCCCGGCGCAGAAAACCCGGCAGACAAGTTGCTCGTCAGCCGCAATTACGTCCACCTGGACGATTTAGACAAGACGGTTGCGGCCCCTGTGGCCCAGCCGGGTGCGAGGTGAGCATGGCAGATCGAGAAATCCGCGTCTGGCAATTCCAGCCCGAAATCCGCGTAGCCGATAACGGCAAAAAGACCATCGCCGGGTATGCCGTCAAATGGAACCAACTATCGGTGCTCATTTACGGCACCTTCCGCGAGCAGTTCGAGAAAGGCGCGTTTGCCCAGTCGCTCATCGACCGCTCCGGCGAGATTTTCGCTTCATGGCAGCACGACTTCAGCGAAATCCTGGGGCGCACGCCCAATACCCTGACGGTGCTGGAAGACGAAGTGGGCCTGCGCTACGAGATCGACCCGCCCACCTGGGCCGATAAACACATCGAGACCATCCAGCGCGGTGACGTGCGCGGCAGTTCGTTCACCTTCGTTGCCAGCCGCGTGGAATATGACTGGGATACCGATCCCGACTACGTCATCCGCACCGTGCGCCAGGCGGACTTATACGAAGTGGCGCCCGTCACCTTGCCAGCCTACCCGCAAAGCACCGCTGGCGTGCGCAGCGAACAGGACGTGGCCGCTTATATCCAGGGCGAAAAGGCCCGCCGCCAGCAGCAAACCCGTGATTACCTGGAGCGCGCCCGCGCGCTGCGGGATATTTTGATCAGCCGATAAGGAGCCAAGATGAAGAAAATTAAGAACGCAGCGGAATTGCGCGACGCTCGCCAACAGCGCAAGGAGCTCTCCGACAAACTCCGCGAAGCCAACAAGCCGGAAATGAGCGCCGATGAAACCCGCGCCTGGAACACGCTGAAGAGCGATTGGGACATCCTGGATACCGCCATCACCGAGTTCGAGTCCGCGCAGGAACGCCAGAGCGCGCTCGATGATCTGACCGCCCGCGAAGAGCGCGGTCAGCAGCCTGCGCCTGCCAGCCAGGTGCCGGGCAAAATCCCGGCAGAGCTGCGCAGCGCGGAACGCATCAAGGTCTTCCGCAACCTGGGAGAACAACTGATCGCCGTGCGCAACCAGGCGCTTACCAGCACGATGGACGAACGTCTGGGCCAGGTGAATGCCGAAGCGCGCTCCCTGGGCAATAACGAAAGCGTGGGCGCGGAGTTCGGCTTCGTGGTGCAGTCCGACTTCACCGCGCGCATGTTTGAGTCCGCCGCCGAAGCGGGCGACCTGCTCTCGCGTGTGGATACCTACCAGATAGGCGCCAACAGCGATTCGGCGCACTGGGTTGACATCGACGAGAGTGATGTCTCCACCACCGTCTTTGGCGGCGTGCAGGTCTACTGGGCGGCTGAAGGTAAGGCCGTCAACTCGTCCAAGCCGGAAATCCGCGATACCAAGTTGGACCTGTTCAAGTTGATGGGCTTTGCCTACGCCACCGAAGAGACCTTGCAGGATACCAACTTCGCCAGCCAGCTCTATAACCGCGCCTTTGGCCTGGCTATCAACCGCCAGTTGGAAGGCGATATCGTCTCTGGCAACGGTATTGGCAAGCCGCTCGGCATGACCCAGGGCGGCGGCCTGCTGGCCGTGGCCAAGGAAACCAGCCAGACGGCCGATACGGTCGTCTACCAGAACTTTGTCCACATGTGGGGCCGTTTGCTGCCCCGCCTGCGCAAAAACGCGATCTGGCTGATGCACCCGGATGTGGAAGAAGTGCTGCCGCTGATGACCTTCCCGGTTGGGACGGGCGGCGTGCCGGTCTACCTGCCCGCTGGCGGCATTAGCGGCTCGCCTTTCTCCACGCTGTTTGGGCGGCCCATCGTGCCATCCGACCATTGCGCCGCGCTGGGCGACCAGGGCGATGTGATCCTGACGGACCCCAAAGAGTACGTCATGATTAATAAGGGCGGGGTGCAGGCTGCTTCTTCCATCCACGTCGCGTTCCTGACGGCGGAGAATTGCTTCCGCTTCATCATGCGCGCGAACGGCGCGCCCAAGCGCAAGGATCAGATCACCATCAAGAACAGCACCAATAAGCGCTCGGCCTACGTCACCCTGGCGGCCCGCGCCTAATCCGCCCCTGCCTGTGGGCGCGCGAGTCTGCTTGCGCGCCCCAAGTTCCGGTCATACACGAGGTAAACATGGAACGTATTCACGAAGAAGACCAAGTCGAAGTCCTGGTGCTGCCGCAGAGCATGAGCAGCGGCGCCACCATCACCGGCACGTATAAGCCCCTGTCGGGCGGCATGTCGGATGTGCTGTTCAGCGCCGTCTGTGGCGTGCTGGCCGCTGGCAAGAAGTTGACCGTGGAAGTCTTCCAGGCCGATGACGCTTCCGGTACCAACGCCGAAGAGATTCCCGCCGCCGAGTCGGTCTTTACCGCCCCGGGCGGCGGCGCTACCAAAGGCCAGGTGCTCATCAGCATCCCGCTGGATCAGTTCACCAGGCCGTATGCCACCGTCAAACTGACCAACGACGCATCTGGCCCCGTGCTGGGCTATGCCGAAATGATCCTTGACCTGCGCGAGCGCCATAAAAACGCCAACAGCCAGGCCGATGTGGTGACGGTGCTTTAGTGTCTATCCTGACGCAGGCAGAAGCCGCCACAATGCTGCGCCTGAGCGGAGTGGATGCTTTGCACCCTGACCCGCTGCTGACGCTGATCCTGCCCGCCGTGGATGAGTACATCAAGACGGCCACCGGGCACGATTACGGCGCAGATACAACCATCGACGCCAGCGCCAAGATGGCGGCTTCGATGCTGGTGGTGCAATGGTACGAGAACCCAGCCATGATCGGCCAGGTGGATACCATGCAATACGGCATCACCAACCTGCTGGAGCAGTTGCGCGCCAAGCAGTTGCCTGCCGAATAGCGTTTCTACAGAAACGCCCTTTCTTTTACCACCCCGGGCGCCCTCCTCGCCCGCGTGGAGTCCCTTCCCGAAAGCCCCCAGGGTACTGCTACCCTGGGGGCCTGGGCAAGCGCAAAAAATGGAGAAGTACCTTATTCAAAGGAGTTTCCTATGACCGGACGAGAAAAGAGTCCATTTTTTCCCCAAGGGGTTGAGTGGCTGATCGAGAGCGTGATGCGGTTCGTGAACGGGGCCAAGATGGTGATGGAACTCGGCTCAGAGATGCAAGTCGAAGGTATCCTGCGCATCAAGGACGGCGGGCAGCTCATCGTCGAATCTGGCGCGGATGTGCTGGGCGCGGGGTTGCAGGCGTCACTCTCCGAGATTACGGTGGTCGAGCAGCATATCCGCGCGGCCCCGGTAGCGGTCAGCGCGACCTATGTCCATGCGGCGGCCAACCTGGGCGCAAGCGCGCAGGATGTGACCACCGGCATTACTAACCCGGATGTGCCGCGCACGGTGACGGTAAAGGGTAATCTTGCGGGCGTGACCGGGGATGTGGTCGTCACCGGCACAAATGTCGTAGACGAAACCATTACCGACACGATTGCGCTGAACGGCACGGGCGAAGTGGAAGGCGTCAAGGCGTTCAAAACCGTAGGAATCATACACCTGCCCGCCCAGGTGCATACGCCAGTGCTTCAGGTAGAGACGGCCACAGCCGTTGGAACGATTACCGGCTCCGGCAACGCGACGGTGATTGTGACCGCTGCGGGCATGACCGGCACGCCCAAGACGCTCAGCGTGGCCGTGCTGGAAAACGACATAGCCGCAGATTGGGCGGCCAAAGTGCGCACGGCGCTCGGTCTGGACGCCGATGTGATCGCGCTCTTTACGGTGGGCGGCGCTGGCGCGGAGATTTCGTTGACGCGCAAAGTGGCGGCTGCGAACGATACGACGCTGAACATCTCGCTGGACAACGGCACCTGCACCGGTATCACCACAGCGGGTACTTCTGCCGATACGACCGCCGGTGTGCAGTACGACACCGTCAGTGTGGGCGTCGCCAAGAAGTTTGGGTTGAATCACATCGTCTACAACGCCGCTTTGCTGTTGGTCAAACTCTTCGACGGCAGCACGGACGCGGGTTCGCTGGCGGTGGATGCGGACGAAGTCGAGAAAAACCTGTACTCGCTGGCCGGGACGCCCAACGGCGTAAAACTGCTGGATTTGTATTACCTGTCAGAGTCGTAACATGCGGATGGATGACTGGAGTAGGCGATGACTGAGCCAGAAAAAAGCCCGTTTTTCCCGAAAGGGGTAGAGTGGCTGGTTGAAAGCGTGCTGCGCTTTGTGCGTGGCTCGCGCGTGGAAATCGAAGCGGGCGCTGAGATAGAAATCAAAGGCACGCTGCTTACAGGTGGGTTGTTATTGACCGATACCGTTTGGGACGATTTGCGCTTTCCAGCGACGGGCATCAATCCCCCCGGGGCCGCCAGTGACCCCACCCGCGATACTACTGACGGGCGGCTGGTGTTTTCGGCCAGCCAGGTCAATATCATTGCCATTCAGGTTCAGATGCCCCATGCCTGGAAAGCCGGTTCGGCCATCCGCCCGCATGTGCATTGGAGTCCGCCGGATGCAAACGCCGGAAACGTCAAGTTCGAGATGAAATACAAGGTCGCCAACATCAACTATGCCTTTCCGGGCAGTTGGACGACCGTCACGGCGATTGCCGCGGCGGGCGAAGTGGCCGATAAGCACGAGATTACCGGCCTGGGCGAGATCGACATGACCGGAAAAACGCTTTCTTGCATGATTTTGATGCTAGTCTCACGACTGGGTAACGACGTGCAGGATACATACGCATCCACGATCAAACTGAACGAAGTGGACGTGCATTTCGAGATTGACGGTCTCGGCTCGGCGGAAGAGCTCATTAAGTAGGCACCCATGCGGCTGGATGACAAGATTACCAACCCCGGCGAACTGCGCACCCAAATCACGCTGCTGCAATCGGCGGTCGTGAAAGTTCCGGGCGGCCAGACGATTACCTGGACGCCCCAGGCGACGGTTTACAGCAAGTGGGTCAACCCGCACGGCTCAGAAGTCACCGCGGGCGAGAGTCTGGCCGCCACGCTCCCGGCGACGGTCACGATCCGCTATTACAGCGGGCTGGATACGACCTGGGCGCTGCTGAAAGGCTCAGATCGTTACCAGATACTCTCTGTTGACAATATCCGTGAGCGCAACGAGTACATGGAGATCAAGGCGCAACTCACCAAAGGCAGCGTATGACGACGCACGCGGAACTTTCGCTTAAGGGCTTGACCGAATACATCGAAGACCTGGTCAACGCTGGCGCGGATGTGGATGCGGCGGCTGCCAATGCGCTGGTGGCGGGCGGGGATGTGCTGCTGGAAGGGATGCTGGCCGAAGCGCCAGTAGGCACATCGCCCGCCGATCCGCACCCTGGTCAATTGCGCGATCACCTGACGCGCACCCTGCCCATCCTGGACGGGAATAGAACAACTGTTCAGGTTGGCGTTTTCGACGGCGAGTATCTGCCCGAAGCAGACCTGGCGCGCTATTCCAACGCTCAAGAATACGGGTACACGCGCGGCGGGAAGCATTATCCGGGCAAGTCCTACATCCGGGCCGGGCATGACAAGAAAAAGCGCGCGGCGCTGGATGCGATGAAGGAATCGCTGAAGAAGGACGGCGCGCTGTGACGACCATTTTTGAGCGCGTAGAAGCGGCGCTGAACGCCCTCAGCCCGGCGATCCCGTGGATGTACAAGCAGTACCTGACGGCCAGCGGAGAGTCGCTGCCAGACACGTACCTGGTCTACAGCCTGGTTTCCAGCCCGCCCGAAGAGCACGCCGATGACGTTGAGACGCTGCGCTCTTACACAGTGCAAGTGGCCTGCTACAAGGTGAGCAGCCTGGTTGGAATGCCGAATGTGACGGGTGTAATGGTTTCTGCCGGGTTTATGGCAGGCAACGTGCGCGAAACAAGCAATTATCCCGACAGCACCCATTTTGGGCTGTCTCAAGAATTTACCTATTTGGAATAAGGAGATAAATCCCATGTCTGTTGCTGAGCAAAAAAGCGCCATTGGCCTGCGCGATTTGTACGTGGCCGAAGTGACCGAAGACAGCATCGCCGCGTATGTGGCGGGTACGCCCGCGCTGCTCGCGCCTGCCGTCAATGTCTCTCAGGCGGTATCCGTCAACACCAAAGCTGAGTATGCCGATGATGGCATTTTCGACATGCTGACCAGCGAAGGCGAAACCAAGGTCGAGATGGAAGTCACCGCCTTTGCCCCGGCCATGTTGGCCTTCATCCTGGGCAAGCCTTTCGACGCTGTGAACGGCCAACTGCAAGATAACGCCGCTGGCAATCCGCCGGATGTGGCGCTCTCGTTCCGCAGCGTAAAGTCGAATGGCAAGTATCGCTATCGCCAATACCTGAAGGGAAAGTTTTCTCCTGGCACCGAAGAGAACGCTACAAAAACTGACACGCCAGAACCGAAACACGCCAAAGTGACCTTCACTGCTTACAAAACCATCCACCCGTTTGCAATGGCGGGCAGCATCACCGATGGCTGTAAAAAGGTGGACGTGGACGAAGACACGACCGGCGCGAGCGTAGCGACCTTCTTCGCCGCCGTGCAAGTGCCAGTCGTTGGCACGCCCAGCGCCGTCACCTGCACCCCGTCTCCGATTGACGGCGCGACTGACCAGGCCGCAACGGTAGCCATCACCCTGACCTTCAACAACGCGATGGCCGGGAACGCCGAAAAGGGCGTTTCGCTGGCGCGCGTGGATACGGGCGCGGTGATTGCCGTCACGGCCACCTGGAACGCGGCGCGCACGCTGTTGACTCTGGCGCATTCGGCGCTGACGGCGGCCACGCAGTATTTCATCACGGTTTCTGGCGCAAAGGATATTTACGGCCAGACGCTGGCAACTGCGGTTTATGACTTTACGGTGGTGGCGTAAGTCACCCCCTCCCGGCCCCCACCCGGCCTCCCCCAAATACCGGCTGAAGAGCGCCGGGATTTGGGGGAGGTGAAAATTGGAAGGAATTTATGCCAGCACCCATCAAAATCACGTTGTATAGCGCGGATAACGAAATTGTCGGAGAGTTTGAGCGGGCAGTCATCCCTTGGGGGCTGCTGAAGCGCGCCATCCGGCTCTCGGAAGAAATCAACGCGGCCAGCGCGGTACAAGAGCAGCCTGAACCAACCGACTGGCTCTCGCGCTTTAAGCGTTGGCTGCATCGCAATGACCGCAAAGTCAGCGGCGAAGAACAGCAGGTAGACCAGATCGCCGCCTTTGTGGTGGACGTATTTGGGAATCGTTTTACGGTGCAGCAGTTGGATGATGGCGCTGAGATCGGCGAGATGATGTCTGTTCTACAGGCCATCATCAGCCGGGCGCAGGTCATGGTCCCTACGAACCCGCTGCCGAAGCCGAGCCGCAAACGGCACTAAGCAGCGGTGACTTTATCCTGGACGTGGAATGCTCACTGATCGAGATGCACCACTGGGACTATCCGACCATCAACGTCACCGATGTGGATGACATCTCTGCGTACATCACCTATTATCCGAAGTGGAAAGAGAAAACATCCGCGCCAGGCGCAGCAGCCGCTCTGGTGGTTCAGAAAACGATTGACCAGGTAGATTGGTTTTAGGCAGCCCCCATTCTTTCCCGGTGGGGGAAATGGAGAACGGGCATGACAGACGAAGTAAGAAACCTTTCCAGCAAACTGGGCCTTGATACCACCGATTTCAAAACCGCGATTGTGGCAGCGAATCGGGAACTGCGCGTGCTTGAAAGCGGTTTCAAGGCGGGCGCGGCCACGATGGTAGATTGGTCGAAGGATGCCAGCGGGCTGGAGATGCGCATCAAGAGTCTGACCGGCCAGATTGACATCCAAAAATTGAAAGTGGCCGCGCTGGGAGCCGAGCATAAACGCCTGGTGGAAGCCAATGGCGCAAACAGCCGCGCGGCGCAAAAAGCGGAAATCGACCTGAACAAAGAAACTGCCGCGCTCAATAAAATGGAATTGGAGCTCAAGCAGGATGGAAAGGCGCTGACTGATCTGAAAAATGACAGCGACAAAGCCGCAACTGGCGTAAAAAACGTGGGGACCGCAGCCGATAACAGCGCAAAAAAAGCCAACAATTTAAAAAACGTCATGGGCGGTCTGACCGCCGGGCTGAAGGCCACCATCGCTGTTGCGGTGGCGGCGGCTGCTGCCATTGGCTTGATTGCGGGCGCGCTGGTGGGCATGGCTGCCGCCACAATCAAGCCTGCCAGCGATTTACAGGAAACCATCAGCAAAGTTGGCATCGTTTTCGGGGATAACGCGCCTGCGGTCAAGGCGTTTGGAGAAAACGCAGCCACCAGCCTGGGCATGAGCCAAAATGCCGCGTTATCAGCGGCGGCAACCTACGGGAATCTATTCCGCGCCATCGGCCTGACTACCGATAAATCGGCGGATATGTCCATCGAACTGGTCAAACTGGCCGGTGATCTGGCGTCGTTTAACAACATCCCAATTGCGGACGCCCTGCAAAAACTACAGTCTGGACTCGCAGGCGAAGCCGAGCCGCTCAAGAGCCTGGGTATCCTGATGAACCAGGCCACGCTCGAAGCGCAGGCGATGCAAATGGGGCTGGTGCCGGTTACGGTCAATTTGCTGGATGTGGCCGACGCTCAAAACAACCTGGCAAAAGCAACCGCCAACTCCGCCAAAATGACCGCATGGTACGGCGCAGACAGTCAAAAAGCGGTTGACGCAGCTCTCGCCCAGGCGAAAGCCGAAGAAAAATTAAATGAATTGATGGCCGGAAAAGTGGGCGAGATGACCCCGGCGATCAAGGCTCAGGCGGCCTACGGGCTGATGATGGCGCAAAGCGCGCTGGCGAGCGGCGATTTCGAGCGCACATCCGGCGGGCTGGCAAACCAACAGAAAATCTTGGCCGCACAGTTTGAAGATGTGAAAGCGGTCATCGGCACCGCATTCCTGCCAATAGTCGTCACGGTGGTGCAGGCACTAAACGACTTTCTTTCCAGCGGCGCCATGTCGAAAATGTTGACGGAACTCACCACCGGCATCACGGCGGCGGGCGAGGTGCTGAAGCCGTTTATCGATCTGATTGCCAATTCTGGCGGGGATATGAGCAAAGTAACGGCGGGCGCGATTGGCATTATCCAGACGCTGGTCAGCGGCCTGGCGGCCCAGGCTCCGCAACTGGTACAAGGCGCGATGGGCATTATCAAAACCTTGATGGATGCGCTGCTGCCCGCCCTGCCGTCTCTGATGGAGTCGGGCGCGCTGATGCTGGTATCCGTGTTACAGGGTCTTATTTCTGCCGCGCCAACTTTGGTAAAAGCTGGTCTGGTGATGATTATTACGCTCACCAAAGGACTGGCCGATGCGCTGCCCGGATTACTAAAAACCATCGCCGAGGTCATGCCTGAAATTGGAAAAATCTTAATCGAAAATTTGCCCCTGCTTTTGACGGTTTTGGGGCAACTGGTGCTGGCGCTCATCCAGGGCGTTATCCTGTCGTATCAAATAACCTGGCCGCTGTTGTGGCAACTGATTACTACCAACCTGGCCGCGCTCTGGCAATGGCTATCCGGCTGGTTTACGTCTCTCAGCGCGCAAGTAATGACCTGGCTCAACGGCATGTTTGGCGAGAGCGTAGGCGCGTTTGGCGTATGGCTGGCGGGCATCGGACAGGCGCTGCAGTCTGGATTTGACGGATTGGTATCTATCATCCAAACGGTTGGACTGGTGCTGCTGGGGCTGGTGCTGATCCTGCTGGACGGCATCCTGAGCCTGTTTGGCACCAACCTGGCTGATTTATCGGCGGCGGTTTCGCAGGGCTGGAATCAGATCGTCGATACCGTCTCTAAAAAGGCCGCTGAGATATTGTCCACCGTTACCACCTGGGGCGGCAAGGTCATCACCGAAACATCCACAGCCTGGAATGGCGTGGTCAAAAGCGTCAGCACGGCGTTTGGAAAGGTGCTGACGGCGCTGGGTGAAATGCTCACCCCTGTCACCGACGCCATGAATGATATTTGGACCGCCGCCGTCGAGACGGCCAGCGGCTTTATCGACCAGTTTTTCGAGATTGGCGCGAACATCATCGCGGGCATCGGTGAGGGTATCCAGTCTGGCGTGGATGCGCTGGGACAGATTATCCAGGATGTAATTGACGCGGCGATTGCCAAAGCCAAAGCCGCCCTGGGTATTGCATCCCCGTCAAAACTGTTTGCGGCGGAGGTAGGTATCCAAATCCCGGCGGGCATCGGTGTCGGAATTGAAAACGCTATGCCCGCGCTGAACCGCACGCTGAGCATAGCGCTGGGCGGGTTGACGCTCAACCCGGCGCTGGCGGGCGGACGTGGCGGCTCTACCAATAATTCCACCGATAACTCCAACACCTACTACGGCGCGGTGTACAACGTCTACCGCAGCGGCGAGAGCGGCCCGGCCAAGTCGAAACGCTTTTGAGTTAGCACAAGCCATCCTACAGGCAGTTTATGATTATCCCAAAAAC